CCGTGATTAAAGACTTATTTGGAATCGAGTTTGCTGTTCCTCTGGCTATTGACGCAGAAGTTGGAAAGTCTTTTGGTGAGGGAAAAAACATAGAGTTCATCAACGGAATACCACAACTATGAAAGATATTTTACATTTTACAGAAGATGAAGTTGGCTCTGTTGAGCTAATGAACTACACTAGGAATGGAGACCTATTAGTAGTAAATGCAGCACGATGCTCCTTCGATAAAGAACACGGTACTTACGATGAAGAAAAAGATACTCGCCTTATCAACTATCTGGCAAGAGAGAAACACCTTCTCCCGTTTCGCCATCCTTCTGCTACTCTACGAATTTATGCTCCTATCTTCGTATTTCGTCAACTCGGTAAGCATCAAGTAGGTTTCTCTTGGAGCGAGGTGAGTCGTAGATATATCTCATCCCAACCTGAGTTCTGGGTTCCCGACAAAATAAGAAAAAAGGCAGATAATATAAAGCAAGGTTCTTCAGAGGAAACACTTCCCAATGCTTGGATTATAGATTTCCACCAACAAAATAAATCTTGCCTTCATACTTATAATACGTTGCTTAGAGCAGGTGCAGCCCCAGAGCAAGCCAGAGCCGTGCTCCCACAGTCGATGTATACGACCTGTGTGGTCACAGGCACGCTCCTAGGATGGCACCACCTCTATACCCAGAGGACGGAGGAACACACGCAGAGAGAGACACAGGAGTACGCTAGACTGATAGGCGATGTAATGGGGGAACTCTTCCCTAGAAGTTGGGAGGCTCTAAATGATAATATTTAGATTCTGTAAAGCAGTCATCAAATGGGCTTTGTCTGGTTTTAAGTTATCGAACCTCCATGATAAGAGGATGGAGACTTGTTTTATCTGTACCCACTATAACAAAGGTAGGTGTGATATTTGTGGATGTATATTACGAGCCAAGACGAGAATGTTTACTGAGGAGTGCCCAATAAAGAAATGGTAAAAGCGATAGTAATAGGAGACCTACACTTTAACGATAAACCTAGAGGGTTGTTAGAGTCTCAAAAGAGTGCCGTATTAGAAATAGTAAGCAGGCATCCAGAATGCGAGCAGGTTATTTTCTTAGGCGATCTAATGATGCACAGAAACCCTCGTCCACAAGTTCTTCTTGCTTTAAAGGAAGTTATCGACTCCATTAGCAAAACAAAAGAGGTATTTATTTTAAGAGGAAACCATGATAGTGTTAATAAATCTGATGATGGTGTTACAGCACTATCTCTATTCGAATCTAAGAAAGTTAAAGTTATTACTCAAACGTGGGTAGATAATAAAAATAAAAGGGTATTGATCCCACATTACGAAGATGAAGAAAAAATTAGAACTTTACTTACTAAATGTCCTGCTGGCTATACTGTATTTGGTCACTTCGGTTATTTTGGGTCTCTTAATTCTGCTGGGGACGCTGATTTCGGTCTGTCTATTTCCGATTTTCCTAATCCTACTATTCTTGGTCACATTCATGGATTCCGTCAAGATAAAAATATTACAATCCTAGGCACGCCTTACTCTACAAACTTCTCTGAGTTTTACAAAGAGAACTTCTACGGCATCCTAGAGGGCAATAGTTTAGAATTATTTCCTATTACTTTTGGCCCAAGATATCTGCCTATAGACTATCATTCCTTGGAAGAGAACCTGTCCCTGATCAACGACCCAGCGTACTTCACACTATTACGGGTTATGGTCTCTACGATACAAGAAGATCACAATAATATAACCGACCTGATAGAAAAACTTGATGTAGGATACGTTGAGGTAAAGTATAGACCTTTGCTTGCTGACGAGGATGTCTTTAGTAAAGATGACTATATTAACCCTATAGTGGAAATAAGCGATTCTTTAATAGAAGACTACATTAACTCAAGCAGTACCCTTATAGGAAAAGAAAAACTGTTAGAAGGTCTATCTCTGATACATGAAAATCAACAAAGTAGAAATTAACAACTTTTATTCTATTAAGAAAAGTTCTTTTAATTTTAATAAAACAAAGGGCATTGTTCTTATAGAAGGAAACAATAAGGATACAGGCGGTTCAAATGGAGCAGGAAAGAGTGTTCTTATTGAGTCTGTAGTGTGGGGGCTCTTCGGTAGGACGATTAGAAAGTCCACCGAGGAAGCCCTTGTTAATAAATATACAAAAAAAGAGTGCTCTGTCAAGATAACTGTTAATGATAATGTAGTTATTGAAAGAGGAAAGCGCCCTACCTTTTTGAGAGTATTTATTGACGGAAAGGAGGCCACAAGGGACAATGCATTAAATACTCAACGCTTTATCGAAGAGTATTTAAACACGAACTATAAAGTATTCTTAGCGTCTACTGTTTTCGGCCAGCAGAACAATGTAGAGTTTATCAGTTGTACTCCAGACGATAAAAGGTCTATTATTAAAAACTTCTTGAACCTTGATGAACTATTTAGTTTACGGGATTCAGTAAAGTTTTTAAAGTCTGAATACTCTCAACAAATTAAGAGGCAATCAGTCATTATTGAAGAGAATGAAAAGATAATAAAAAGTTTCAATAAGAAGATAGAAAACCTCAACAGCTTAAAGAAAGAAGCAGAGAAGCTTTACGACAAAAAAGTTCTATCTTTATCTCTAGATGAGATATTAAAAATAGAAGCAGATAATGCTTCTATTGACTGGCAGGTATCCAAGATAAACAGAGAGTTAGAGCAGATAGAGAAAAGTATTGATAGCTTAAACAAAAAAATAAGAAACCCCATTGATGAGTATGTATGCAACTCTTGTGGACAGATGGTTAAAAAAGCAAACCACCCGAAGCACTTGGCTATGCAGCTTCGAGAGTTGGATGATAAAAAAGTTCAAAATATAAAGAATAAAGAATCAGCGGTAAAGGGGAGAAAGACGGCTCCTATTAGCTCGCACCAGTACCACAAAATTACTGAATACCATAACCTCATTAAAGAGTGCTCTACTTTTACCGAACTTAAAGAAGAGACCAAAGAAAAAATACAAGAGGCCCATAACCAGAAACAGGAATACAATAACCTGTACGAGATAATGAGGTTTTGGGAAAAAGCTTTCTCGGAGTCTGGTCTTGTAAGATACATTATTAGAAATGTGTTGGAACTATTTAATAGCAAAACTAACTTCTATCTCTCCCACCTTACAAAAGGGAAGTTTTCTATCGAGTTTGATGAAGAACTTAATGAAACCATCAAAACAAACGGAAAAGATATTAACTACATATCACTTTCAGGAGGAGAGAAGCGTAAAGTAGGAATAGCAGTAATGCTAGGACTTCAGCAACTTTTAACCATCTCACAGAAGGAAGAAATAAACTTAATGTTTTTTGATGAAGTTGCCGAAAATTTGGATCAAGACGGCCTCGACGGACTATATATACTACTCACAGAATTAAAGAAAGACAAGAGTTTGTTCGTTATTACCCACAATAATTATCTTAAATCTTTAATGGATAATTCTAGGACGCTATCTATCATAAAGAACAAAGGTATAACGAACATCGTAGGATTTTAATATGGCAAACGCAAATTTAAACAAATTAGGTCAAGAGATTTTTGAAAAGCGATATGCTTACCCTGGAGAGACAAAGTGGGCGGATAGAGCAAAAGTAATTGCTAAAACTGTAGCTTCTGCTGAGTCTGATGAGGATAAGGAAAAGATTGAAAAACTTTTTTATGATACTGTTGGTTCTGGAGACCTAATTCCCGGTGGAAGAATTATTTTCGGCTCTGGTCGCAATAGAGGAAACCACAATCTTCTGAACTGCTACGTCATCAACCCAGAGGATAACGTAGATTCTATTGGTCAGACCGTTATGGATATGTATAAAATCTCCTGTGCTGGTGGAGGTGTAGGATTCAACGTATCCAAGATTCGCCCAAGAGGAGACAACATCGGAAGCGTAGCCAACAGCGCCCCTGGAGCCGTCTCTGTCCTCAAAATGATCAATGAGGTAGGAGAGCACGTTCGGGCAGGGAAAAACCGCAGGACGGCTCTTATGGGCATCCTGAACGTAACTCACCCAGACCTCCTAGAGTTCCTATCAGTAAAGTTAGACCAAGGCCAACTAAATAACTTCAACATTTCCGTAGCAATCACTGATCGTTTCATTGAAGCGGTAGAGCTAGGAGAGGACTGGTACTTTACTTACAACAACAAGGAGTATCACTCATACGATCTAGCCCGAAACGGAGAAGAGGTCATTCAGGTTATTGGTCTAGACCAAGAGGATGTTATTCGTAGAGCCGAGAACTTCCACAAAATAGGTTGGGAGGATACCTTTGAAGTTATTGGACAAAGAGACATAAAAGCAAGAGACCTTTGGGACATTATTTGGAAAAACTCTGTAGAGTCTGGAGATCCAGGCGTATACAACATTGATTTAGCAAATAAGTACACCAACGTCTCTTATTTTGAAAAGCTAGATAGCACAAATCCGTGTGGGGAAATCTCGCTACCATCATACGGTAATTGCTGTCTAGCAAACATAAACCTTAGCAACATGGTTTTGGAAGACGGTTCTGATTTAGACTGGAAGCGTTTTGCTAAAGCCGTCCGAACTGGGGTTCGATTCCTAGATAATGTTCTCACTATTAATACTTTCCCCACAGAGGAATGTAAAAAGGTTGGAGAGCGATCAAGACGCATTGGCCTTGGAGTTACAGGGCTTCACTACATGCTGATCAAGCTAGGTATTCGTTACGGAAGCGAGAAGTGTTTGGAGTTCCTTGAGCGTTTGTTCGCAACTATGCGCGACGAGTCTTACAAAATGTCTATCTATTTAGCAAGAGACAAAGCGCCTTTCCCAGCATTCGACTCAAAGCACTATCTAAATGAGGAGTTCGCCAAGACTCTCCCAGCCCGAATCAGAATGCTTATCAAGCGTTTTGGTATTCGCAATGCGGTAATGCTTACTATCCCACCATGCGGAACTATTAGTATGCTTCACGGAGTAAGTTCTGGTATCGAGCCTATTTTCTCTGCTCTTTACAACAGACGATACAGAGATGGGAATGTATGGAAGTCCCAACTTGTTGTCGATCCTCTGTTCAAAGAGTATTATGATAAAGGACTTCCTCTAGATACCTTTGTTGGTTCTTATGATGTAAGCCCAGAGGAGCACATCAAAGTTCAGGCAACAGTTCAAAAATACATTGATTCTTGTATCAGCAAGACAATCAACCTACCAAGCACAGCTACAGCAGAAGAGTTTTCAAAGGCTGCGCTAGATTACGCCCCCTACCTAAAAGGTCTAACAGTTTATAGGGCTGGAAGTAAGGGGAATGAACCACTACAAGCTATACCACTAACTAAGGAAAACATTGATGGATACATGGGAAGAAGAGAAGAAGGAAGAGGACTCGAAGAAGGAGTCCAGTCAGGAGATGCTTGCAGCCTCACAGGAGGAGGATGCTAAGTTAGAGGACTTGCCTGATGAAGAAGACCCTTATTGGGAGGAATAATGGCAATATTTGAATGGGTATGTAAAGACTGCAATGTGTTTTGGGATAGAGACTGTCCTATAGGAAAAGCTCCCTCCAGAACACGCTGTCCTCAATATAAAAAACTGTGTGAAAAGTTTTGGGAGAACTCTAATATCGGAGTATCTTTTGGAGACGATAAAGACTTTCAGACTGTAAGAGCTAGATATAAAAAGCACGCAGAAAAAGGTTTTGATAAGGACTCTGCTAACCGCTTTTTGCACAGAAGCATTGAGGAAACTAGAGAAAGAATTAATGATGGTGAGTTTCGCTACAAGAAGGCAGAAATTAACTATGAAAAATTAGCAAAAGATGGTAAAGTAAAACGTCTATCTGCCTCTGAGAGAGTAGATAAGATAGAAAGAGCAAAAAAACTGGCCGATCAAGCCTATGATACTGCGAACAAGTTAGGATACAAGACCCCAGGGCAAGCAAAACTAGACCCTAAAAAAAGTAAATAATATGTCATACGACTTTAGCGAGAACATTCAAAGGGGTATTTTGTACCTCTTAAAAACAAATAAAGACTTTTACCTACAAATAGTAAACCTTGTAAAATCAGAGTATTTTGAGTACCCTTCTCACTCAAAACTTTTTGATACGATCAAGGAGCACTACGATAAGTACAGCAGGCTTCCTACTGATGACTTCATCCTTCAGGACGTTAAAACAAAACTAGGTCCAAAGGAAAACGTCTCTGATTATGAGGACGAACTTTCTTACATTTCCAACGTAGACACTTCAACTACTAGCAACACAGAATATATGCTAGACTTGGTTGAGAAGTTTGCGAAAAAGGAGGAGATGAAGAATGCTATCGCTACCAGTATTTCTCTGATTAAGGAGAATAGGGTAGAAGAGGTA